CTCCTACTGTTATTATAGTCAAAACCCCCAGCAAATACAATTTGCTGGGGGTATAACCTTTTACAAAAGCCGACTATCGGACTCGAACCGATGACCTATTGATTACAAAGAGATAGAATGAAAAGGTATATGTACAAGTAAGAATGAAGTTTGATGAATAATTTTACACATTACACGCTTAGGGTTGTGAATGCAACTCCATCCGCCGCAGCTGGGGTTGTTTGTATCTCAAAGCGTGTAACTTCATCTAATGGGAATCCAGACCTCAACAGGTTCGAGAGTATCCCACCCAGCAAGTCTCCTAAATTCCACAACATAGTTGCCCCTTCCCTCATATGAAAAATACATATACGAGGTAAAAGAAGTACCGTTTCTTATTCTTGGCATACTTGTGATATCACTTTCGTTAGTTGACCACCAATTTTGCGGTTGCGCAATTCCATCTGGAGAAAAAATAGTGAAATAGTCTTGAGTAATGCGACTGGAGTATCTTGCTAAGTTTATAATTTCAACTGGTATTCGGAATTTATTATAACCATTTTCTGCGCTATCGTTTGTATTAAGCCATTCAATATTGTCAGAGAATTTAATCTCTAAGTCATTAAAAACAAAAGTATCCCCAAAACTGTACATATTTCGGAACTCTTGCGGTGTGCTATTGCATCCAGCCACTCCGAATGAAATTAGCAATAGAAGAGCAAAGGAGATTACATATTTCATCTTTAGTTCCCCCTAGCCAGGTTAAATACTCGGATTATCCTCTTCCAGCCCAAACAGCCAATCGGATGTAACATCGTAAAACATTGTAAGACGTATAAGCGTCTCAAGGCTGGGTTGTAATTGCCCTAATTCATACTTGGTTATATTACTGCGTGGTATTTTCAAAAATTTAGCTACTTTTTCCTGCGATAACCCCGTCTTTTGTCTTGCTTCGCGCAATCTTTCTGGAAAAGATTTTGACCTTGTTTTCAAGCCATCCCACTTAGATAATGCGTAGTGATTTTTTTCTGGTCTCTCGCCTTTTCCAATAAGCCAATCGGTTGTGACACCATAGAAGTCTGCAAGCTGGGTCAAGGTATCAATATCTGGTTCTCTAATTCCACGCTCATAATTAGATAGTCGCACTTGGTTAATCATAAGTTCTTTTGCAACTTCCACTTGAGTAAAGCCCGAGTTCATTCGGGCTTTTTTTAGTCTATGAGCGAATCCATCTTCGAATACAAGTTTTATGCTCATCACCCCACACGTTCTATTTTGTTATATTAGACAAAAAATCTACAATTTATTTGTTCAAATTTGTTATATCTCACTGTTCAAAAATGTTATATTATTCTGTTATAATAAACCCATTAAAACTATAAAACAACCTTTTACCCAACATCCCCTTCCAAGCGCACCACATAAATAAAAATTCGCAGGCGAATAACCCCGCCTGCGAATATCCCCAAACTGGAGGTCTCATGAAAGAATACAGCGTCTCAATTATGAAAAGCAAAAACGGTTACTACACTGGTATATGGCATCACATAAAAAACTGTCACGCAACAAGCTATATCTTGGCACTTGTAATGGCTGACCCCAACATCAGTAAACTTAAGACACCAATCGTGCGCCGTCCCCGCAAGGGACTATCCACTTATGAATTTGATAATGAAATGTACTCCGTTAAACTAGTATCGTAACTTCCACCAGTCACGTACCCAAACGCATTGCAAATACGAAGTATGTCAACGCAAGCGGTAGCGCGCACATAACCCCGCACTCACTCCAGGCCAGTTCAAAGGATGAAGGCCACATGGTTTCAGTCGCTACCGTTTTAAGCAAGACTATATTCAAGTGCTTGGCCAATCGCCCCGCACAACCCCCATGCTGTGATTACCCGCAGTTAAACAAAAGCCTACGTCGCTATGTAACCGGATATAACGTCACAAAAGCCCCGCCCCCAGTCCACCAGCCGAAAGGCAAAAAAATAATCCCGAAAAGGGAAGGAGAAAACCCACATGATGAAACAACAAATGCTGCTTCTATCAGCAATGCCGTACAACATAACGTCCGAACAGGGTCAAGTAATTGAAGGCATCTCAGTTCATTACATTCCAACCACGAGTCTTGACCCAGTATCTGAGGGAACGTTAAAAGGGCTACGGGTAGCGAAAATATCGCTACCCATCACCAAAGAGGAAAAAATGAAAAACTTTCCATTTCCAGCTATTTATGACACAACTCTTGAAATGACAGTTGTCCAGGGCAAGATGCAGGTTAAGATAACAGACATCGACCTAGTAGGAACTGTAACGCTGACATTAAACAAAAAGTAATGATAGCCGCAGCAGTCCAGCAATCGAGGTGATATATTATGCCCCCTAGCAATATGGACAAGTCCTACAATATACTCCTCTTCCTTATACTAATTGCATTCGTTGTTTTGATTATTGCAATAGTTGATAGTAAAGTGGTGTACGCCCAATGCGGCTGTATCCGAATTGAAATGGTGTTTTCAGATGTGCCCCCTCCACATCTACCGATTTTACAGGTTAGGGCTTCTGCCACAGATAGCCAAGGACAAAGTCGCAATCTTCTTTTTGTACAAGAAGGAAGTATATGGGTTTATACAATCCGTGATATGCAAGCACCAATACAACTAAATATTTCGCCTATTCCGAGGTATATAATGCCAATAGACATACTGACAGTTACGGAAAGTTTACGGTGGGAAAGCGGCCAAACAACACCACTAGCAAGCACATCCATACCAACCGACCTAACGGGCATATATGAACGCCTTGATGATATTTATACTTTACTATACCAGATTTCTTATATCACAACCCATCAGTATATAGCCATAATTACAATAATAACTATACTGACGATAGCATTCGTCATCTGGTTAGTAGAAAAGTTTTTCCGTATGGTTTGGTATCATTTTATACAAATTTGGTTATAACTTGCGCAAATATTATAACGCCCAAAAAACCCTAAAAAGGAGAGTTGAACATGCAAGCAATATTTGACGGCATTGATTTAGCCCCCGCATTTCAAACAATTGTAGATTTTGTCGGTGACCAGGTTACCGCCCTAATCCCTATCGGTATCGGTTTGGTACTATTACTAGCCGTTCCAAGAATAGTGCGTAGATTGATTAACACATTCATCTAAACGCACTCGGCGGCAAGAGCACCAGCTCTGCTGCTGTACATATTTTATTCATGTGAAGGGGATGTCGTTATGAATAAAAAAACATTAGCAATGGTATTTGTTGCCGTAATTTCTTTTTTATTTGTATCTTTTCCAATTCGCCAGACACATGCCATGGAATCTACATACCGTGCCACTAATACAGACGCGATAGTAAGTTTGTCTAGCACCAGTTATGCATATCTAGCAATCAATAGCATACTGGCCGCTGGGGGTACATGGAGTAGTGATTTAGTCCAGCGAGCATATGAAAACTATTTGGACTGGTCATATCAAACTGGCTCATATGGCCTATATCACATAATACGACATGGTGATAATAATTACATGGAAGTAACCATGCAAACGATACGTAGAGTTTGGGATGATGTTGTCTGGTGGGTTAATAACGGTATGGATTACTGGACAAGGGAAGAGTTGGTTATAAATCCGCCTAATCATCATGTCGAACAAGTGGGCTCATTCGCTGGACTAACAATAATAGCAGACCCTGGTAATAATTTAATTGTATCTGCACCTGTTACAGGTCCGACTACTGTAACTATCGGAAATCAAACATTTGAGCTATTAAGATATCCAGGCCAGCCAGAATATACCATAGTGTATAGAATAAATGGTGGCCCGTTATTGGCAATGCATTCGTTTTATCCATTATGGCAAATAACAAACTATGGATGGATGCTTACACAAAGAGCAAATGGAAACATATATTTAGGAGCAGCAATCACCACGTTAACAACATCAACACAACAAGTAAGACATGAGGTAAATCGGGGGATGATTAGAGTATTCTTACCTACAATAACTCCGCCGTCACAACCAATAATCCTGCGTCCAACAAATATAATTGATAACAGGACAAACGTCATAAATATCATTAACGAAATAATAGTCGTTAATTGTGACGATTGTGTTGTATGGATACGCATACCAGATAATCCACACGATATGCGTGATAGGCCAATACATGAAATTATATTTCCACCAGTAAATAATAATGGCGGTAACGACACACCGTGTGTCTGTGAACCATTAGATGAGGATGCTCTCTTCACAAGAATATGGGATAGATTTATGCTTGATTTTAGCGAGGATGATGAAGAGTCTGGCGGGGGTAATTGGTTTACTCGTTTTCTAAATAATTGGACTTGGCCAGCTCTACCTACTTTCAACTGGCCGTCACTTCCTTCATTTAATTGGCCGACTATGCCCGACTGGTGGACGTGGCCTAGTTTACCATCAATATCAGAAACATTCTGGAATCCGATACGCGATTTCTTTTCATCCATCTTCGTACCAACGGAAGGCTTCCTTCAGCTCCGTTTTGATACTCTGCGCACAGACTTTACCGACAGGTTACCGTTTCAAACATTTATGGAAATGGTTAACCAACTTAGCACTGTATCCGAATCAGACCCTGGCCCGGCCAGGGTCTCCAGTCACCAAGGTACAGATGTTCTTTACGAATTTAACTTATTGCCAATACTACAGCCTTTTATATCTCTAGCACGTATTCTGGTTACTGGGTTTTACGTAATACTATTTGTTGTCTACAATTTAAGGCAAATACAATATTTAATCCGAGGTTCATATTTGCACAGTAAAGCCACTGCATAGAGGAGGCAGTCCATGATTATAGAGCTACTGCTATCACCAATATTTGCACTTGTAAATTTAATATTTAATTTTCTACCTGACCTCTCTGATATCGACATTGTAGAATATAACATGAACGCATTTGTGGAGCTCCTTGCCATAGGCTTCCTTATATTCCCTCGGTCACTGTTTATTGCGTTCGTAGTAAATTTTATGTTTTGGAAAAACGCCCAGCTAATCTGGTCAATAGTTGAGTGGGTATACAAGAAGATACCGGGGGTGAACTAATGCTAAAACTATTCAAACGTGTACCAAAGGAATATCCATACGGCTTAAAACCCGAATCCATATTCGTCACTTCCTTTATTCTTACCCTTCCCATTATTCGCCAACTATGTACCTTTTTCCGCATAATTGGCTGGCTTATATACGATATTGTTAGTACATTATCTCAAGGCAAACGGTTGCACCTATATGGTATCTGGTGCTTTGTCGGTCTTCCTGGTGCAGGAAAGACAATGTCATTGGTTCATTATTTGGACAAGCAGCGTCGCAAGTACGGTGATGAGATAATCATAATTACAAACTTTTTTTATGCTGGTCAAGATGCACACTTAACAGATTTTAATGTTCTTTTGCCAGAATATGATAAGCCGGTGATATTCGCCTGGGACGAGCTGCAGAACGAATTCAACTCGCGCGAGTATAAAAAGTTTCCCCAGCGTCTGGTGCATGAACTGACCCAGAACCGTAAAGGCCATGGCAAGCAAGTGGTGTACACTACACAAACATTTACAGCTGTAGACAAAAATTTTAGAAGTTTAACGTCCACAGTGGTTGACTGCAGAACCTACTTCGGACGCTTTACATCGTGCCGCCACTTCAAGCGAGAGTTCTACGAAGCCCGAATGGAGTCAAAGGCTATAGACCGGAAGGTGCGCATCCGGCCTGTTAAGAAAGAACGTTTTATCCAATCAAACTTTTTACGTAGCCGCTACGACTCCTACCAACGTCTTGACTACTTAAAAGGACTTGACTATATAGGCATATCTGAATCAAGTGATACTGATATGCTGTAAGCGCAGCTGCGTGTGCGGATGGGGAGCTGCGCGACCACCGCACCGCACTGCGCTAAATACAATTATTTATTGGATGGGGCAGGTATGTACATACGCCCCACGAAATAACAATGAGAAAAGCCATCCAAGCCGCATGAAATAAGCATTTTTTGTAAAAATATTTTGTTGTCAAACCCTTATTTGACAACAAAAGGGGATAAGCAAAAATGGGTACAACTGTAGATGTAAAAAGAACGGGATTTTATCAAGAATTGTCACCAGATTTGCAACAAGAGTATTTGAATGTAAAGGTCAACAAGTCAATTCATATGATAGATAACCTGTATTACACAGTATTTATCACAGGGGATGGAAAGGATAATATGCCTGGTGATATGCATACTTTTTTCGAAGAACTAGATGACTATAAAAAGGAAGCAAGAGACACACGTCAGCCAGTAGAAATTGGTTTTGGATTGCAATATGTACTTAAAAAATATAGTGGTTACTCTTACTGCCTAAGTCAACCAGACTTGTACGACATATTTTTCATTAAATCATTACCCAATGACGATACCCCTCGTATAATTGTGCAACTACGTTCTTTCGGGTTATGGGTATTTAGTCTTGATACTATTTTGACCGAGTCGTTCGAAAAGGTTCAAACGCTCTTGGCGGTGTACGGTTGTATTGTAGATTGGTGCAGGGAAAGCCGTATAGATTATTGTTATCATACAAATGCTATTTCCAGTCCTAACAAACTTTTCAAAGAGGACAATAATGGCAAGGTCAAGAATTTACATACGAACTTGCAGGATTCGACCCATCATTCAACGCTTGAACATACAAAAGACGGTACTATTTTTCACAAAGACTACATTTGCCTAGGCAATATAAAAAGTAATAATGTGCGTGCCCGTGTTTATGACAAAGTAAAAGAAGTTATAGAAATGGGCTACAAGAATTTCTTCTTTAAGATATGGCATGAGAATGGCCTTATTTCTTATTATGATAAGTGGTGCTTTGAGTGGGCTTTTCCCTATAGGAATATGGATTACCTATATAAAGCTCGTCTTGCATTTTATGTTGCACATGGTACCGACCTGGATCGTGTAGAAAAATATCAAACAGCACTGAATAGTCAAAAAACAACCATGAAAGATTTTAAGCATCTTAGTAATGATTTCATGCCCAGCAATACTACCATATTAAATATAGAGTACGAAACAAAACGCAAATTTTACTACTATAGTGACCATATTATTGATGGCTTTCGCTTAACAGAAGAACGTGGAGAAATATCAACGCCGTTACAACGTATTTACAAAGTCTTGGATTACAGAACTCTTTTTCTTGACTATCTCACTAGTAAGACGCTGTCATTTCACAAAGAAGGCAAGTATTTGTCATGGTGGGAGCGACTTCGTAATGCAAAGCATGAAGGTAAAAAGGTAGATGGCATCCTTGTTCGCGACTATTCACTAAACATGGACAAGATTGCGGTGCAAAAGCGTATAATAAAGTCCGTTGCTTCACTGGCCGTATACAATGATAATCTAGATTCTAATTTTGTGACAGATTTTACGGACTTGCTGTCTCATATCAACGACAACGATGCACAAGGTGACTTACTTGTTATTACTGATGACGGTGAGATAGTAGAAAATATTTATGGTTCTTATGTTAATGATTACTTAACTGAAAAATCAAAAAAAGAAATGCTCTTGAAAAATCGCAAAAAACGCATGAAGGAAAAAATCCCGCATATGGACGAATGGTCAGATATTGCACTGGAGGTGAGTGACTATGACCCTGGAGAACTCACTGAAATCTTTTATACTTGATCAACGATTGAAAGGTAACACAGACAATACAATAAAGGGCTACCAGCGGTTTATAAATCTTTTCATTACATGGCTCGCCGAACGAAACATAACTTTTATTTCAGATATAACTTTGCATCATGTTCGAGAGTACCAGCTCTATATAACAGACAAGCCAGCTGAACGTCGTGGCGGTGAACGATTGACGCGCCGCAGTATTCAAACTTATATGCGTCATATAAAGGTTTTTTTAGCTTACTGTCATTCCGAAGAATTTATTTCAGAACCATTTCACTTGAAGATTAAAACCCCCAAGGCCGAACGTCCGGTTATAGAAATACTTACTGATGATGAGATAGATATAATAATAAATACTTTTTCAAAGTCTGAAACAGGATTGCGCAACCGTGCGATTGTTAGTCTCTTGTTTGATTGTGGTTTACGCTTATCGGAAGTTTCAGGTATCAAGATTACAGACATAAACTTTGAAAAAGGATATTTGAAAGTCTTTGGTAAGGGCTTGAAGGAACGTATTGTTCCACTGGGCTTAAAAGTGCGCCGCTTTATGCTTGCCTATGTCCATAAACGTAGGATTGCAGATGTGGGTGACGATAATGTTTATTTCTTTTTATCACAGGCTCGTAAGCCTATCACAAGTCATTGCATTGGTTCGCTAATGCAACGGTTAAAAAAACGGACAGGAATTATTAGACTTCACGCGCATTTGTTTCGCCACACTTTTGCAACCAACTTTCTTGTACATGGCCTTGGAGATGTGTATGAACTGTCTCGCATCCTTGGCCATAGCGAAATCCGAGTCACAGAAATGTACTTGCAGCTCGCCTCGTATTACACGATTATAGAAAAACGCAAACGAGTTTCATATATGGATACAAGGGCATAGCGGTTAATTCGCCTACAATCAGTGGCCAGTAAAAATTTATCTAATCTTGCAAGAATCTAAGTTGGAAATTCGTTGAAGGTTTCGAATTAAGTTCTAAAATTTCTGGTGCGGCTAATTTAACCCGTTCGATTAGCTTGTCGAATGACTCACTTTCAAGTGCAAGTGGTATTTCATCTGCTACCGCAACCCATACGCGTGCTTCATCATCCCAAAACATATTTACATCGTAGCAATGCATTGTATCCATACTACCAC